CCATTTAACGATATATATTAACGAAAACGTTTGAAATTGACGTGTACGGCATTTTAAGGGCATGGGTAGTATAATTTGACGTCCAAAATTTAAGCGCCGTACAATAGCCTTTAAATTGATTTTAAGGACATACAGAAAAGAGGTGAAGCAATGACCATTGAGGACGCGGCAAAGATAATGCAAGTTATCACCGCTGCATATGAGAGCTTTTATCGCGGGTCAAGCCCCGAAATAGCCAAAAGCAGATTGAGATTGTGGTATGACGTATTCAGGGACGACGATGCGGTCGAAGTAGGCATGGCGGTAAAGGCATACATAATAAGCGATACAAGCGGCTATCCGCCCGATGTAGGCAAGATAAAGGACTATATCTACCGATTGCATAACCCCGAAGAGCTGACAGAGCAAGAGGCGTGGAATCTGGTGTATGACGCGGCTTGCAACGGAGCATATCACGCGCAAGATGAGTTTAAAAAGCTCCCGCCTATAATCCAAAAAATCATAGGGTCTGCAAGCTATATAAGGGACGTATCCCGTATGAGCAGTGACACGCTATCGGTAACAGCATCTAATTTTATGCGGTCATACAAAGCGAGAGCGGCAAAAGAGCGGGAATACAGCAAATATCCGCTTGATATTAAGGCGTTTGCTGAGCAGATAGCGCAAGCAAAAAGCTTTGACCGCTTAACAGATAAGGCAACTCCCAAGGCAATACCCGCGCAAGATACGCCCACGCTCGAATCAGCAAAACAAGAGCAAATACAGGCACAGCTTAACAACGCTACACAGAGGGCGGTACTTGATTTACGGCAAGCGAAGGAAAAGTTAAAGCAGTTAGAGCAAAAAGAATCAAGCAGAGAGCTGACCGACTGGACGGAGAAAAAGCAAAAGGCGCGCGAAATGTTAGAAAGATACGAAACGTAAGCGGCAACATATTAACGAAAACGTTTGAAATTGACGTGTATGGCATTTTAAGGGCATAGGTAGTATAATTTAACGTCTAAAATTTAAATGCCGTACAATAGCCTTTAAATCGGTTTTAGAGGTATACCGCCAAAAAAAGAAAGGAGTTAAACATGAGCGGGCAGTATAAAAAGAAAAAAGCATTGTACGAACTAAGCGGGGGCTTTTGTACCGAATGCGGCGCAAAAATAGAGCTGCGAACAATGCGCATGGTGCAGATTAAGCCACGGGCAGAGGGTGGGACATCAAGGATAGATAACATGAGAGCAGTTTGCCAGCGTTGCTATGACCGCCGTAAACGAGCGCGAAATAACAAATCACATAAAGAGCGTTACAAAGATGGCAAATATCGCGCCGTTAATAAATACGAGAGGAAATTGCATGAGGAAAAGCCACCGCAGTTGTGTGTTAGCTGTCAAAAAGCTTGCGGGGGGTATGATTGCGAATGGGCAAACAAATTGAAGCCCGTTAAGGGGTGGACGGCAACGCCCACAAAGCATAAAGAAGCTGGTGGTGTTTTAACCGAATCCTACAGAATCACTGCTTGCCCTAAGTATCTGCAAGACCCGCCGCGCATATACCCAAAGACGTGCTTTTTTTGCCGATATTGTTATATATGCGACAGCGGTTGCACTTGCCGCAACAAGCACAGTCCGAGTTATAGACAAAATGTAAATGATAAACACACTTGTTTGTGTTATAAATCTGAAAAATATTGAAAGGAATGAAAACAATGAAGATTACAGTTTGTGACAAATGCAAAGCGGAAATTATAGGCTCGCCCGAATATGTGATAGGTAAAGAGCTATGCCCCGATTGCGCTGATGAACTTGACAGAGTGACCGAAAATTGGTGCAATGGCAAGAAGTATAGCTACAACGGCAGAGAGTGGCACGACCAACGACTGGGATTCCCACACGTCAATGGGCAATACCTTTTAACACTTAAATTCCCAGACGGGGACAAATGTGTAAGGACAGGCCAATACACAGGTTTTCCGCGTTGGTACAAAACAGCAGCGGGCTTAACACCCATTGAAGAAACAGGCGGCAAGGTTACGGCATGGGCGGAAGTGCCACAGCCTTATAATCCAGAAAGCGAGGACGATGTACAGTGATAAAAAAATATTGTGACAGGTGCGGGAAAGAGATACCGCTGAACAGCGAAATGAGCGTATGTGCTGACTGCGATAAAATCCTTGACGAACGCTACAAGGAAGAAAGCGAGGAAAAATACAAAAAGAAACTTGCGGTAGATGCGAAAGCAAAGGAGGAAGCAGACATTGGCAAATGAGTTGATTTTACGTCCTACCTATTGGGCGAGCGTGAGCGGTGGAAAAGATAGCTTGTTTATGCTAAATTATATCTTACACAATTTAGACCGATACCCTCTCCACGGTGTCGTCCATTTTGAGCTCGAGATAGATTATCCATTTATCAAAGATGTCATTGACTACATGGAGGAACAATGCGCAAAAGCGGGTATTACATTTTACCGTATCAAGCCAAGAAAGAGTTTCAAGGAACTTTATGAGAAACAAGGATTTCCTACCAGAAAAATCCGCTGGTGTAATGAAAAATACAAGCTTGACAGCATGAAACAGCTTACAGAGCTTTTAAAACAGCACGCTTGCAAGCCTATCTGTTACATAGGATATTGTTACGATGAGGTGAGCAGGTATCAAAACCATGAACTGAAAAGGGATGAAATTTATCCGCTGGTTGAAGCCAAAATTGAAGAAAACACTATTTTGGAATGGGCGAAAGAACAACCGATTTTTAATGACTACTATAAATTTAATCGGCGGTGCGGTTGTATGTTATGTCCTATGCAAACAATGCTCAACAGTGCTTATCTTTTAAAATACTACCCAAAACAATATGGAGAAATGATTGCTATGGCAAAAGCAACAGAACAGTTGAGAGAAAAGGAGTTAGGTAGACCATTCTCGGTTTGGGCAAGCAACCCTAAGTATAATACCGAATATCGCGATAAACGAGTTCGGGAGGTGTACTTACCGAAAATTGAGGAAATGGAAAACAGTTTGGTTGGGTCAGAATACCTTGACGAGGTGGATGAATAAATTTGAGCAATTAACATTTTGAAAGGCTGATGAAAAATGAGAAAAGAAACTAAAGACTTGGAATTTGAAAAGGAATACCCCTTAAATCTGCTTGATGCTATAGCTTCGGCAGGGTTTAAAAGCGGCAAAGAATGGGAACATGATTTGCCGCCTGATTACAAAGGCAGCGTTGAATATGTACTGTATACGTATTTGACGGAGAGGGAAACGATGATTTTGCACAAATACTACAGGGACGGCATGAATTTTGAACAGATAGGGAAAGAATGCAGTGTAACAAGGGAGCGAATAAGGCAAATACAGATGAAAGCCATACGCAAGCTGGGACATCCTATCCGACAGCAATATCTGATTGACGGCGTATGCGGTGCAATGTTTGTTAAACAGAAACAAACAGCGGAAGAATTAGTAAAAAGCACCTTGAACGAAACCGCAACGTGTTTGAAGCGCATAGCAGAGGATATTAAACAAATTGCGTATCAGGCACAGACAGGAGCCATTATAGCGCAAGCGGAACAAGTCGAAGAGCAAGCTAAAAAAATCGGTGTAAATCTCAGTGAGCCGATAGAGGATATGGATTTTTCAGTGCGTACCTTTAACTGCCTGAAGCGCGCAGGAGCTGATACGTTAGGCAGGATTACGCAAAAAAGCAGATTAGAACTGGAACGTTTGCACGACATGGGAAAAAAGTCGGTTGATGAAATTGAGGATTACTTACACAGCAAAGGCTTAGAGCTTGCCGAAGAAAAAGCAGATGAATAAAAACAGCCCCGTGAGATTAACTCCCACGGGGCTGTTTTTGCTAAACGATTATACATTACCAGTTGCCAAATTCTCCGCGCACCTCATAGTATCCTAATTTTACTTCCTTATTCACTGGTCGCATTTGCGACCAGTGTTGACCTCTACACAATTACCGACTGCGTGCCAACCGCTAAAGTTATCGCCATAGTATGCGTCATCACAAGCTGTTATTGTTGCATAAGGCGAGCCTGCGATAAAATGCTTTGCTTTTTTGAGTGAGCTAAGGCAAGCACTTTTATAGCAACAGTCACAGCTGTAAGCTCTTACTACATACCATCTTTTCATAATTTTTGCCTCCATTACTCTCGTCACTCTTTGATTACATCTCAGTTATTATGTCAACGCACTCACCGTCACCAAAGCGGTCATCGTTACCATCGTACTCCCACACCTCAACACGGTGTGCATCAGACAGCTCGTAATCGTTGTCTGCCAGATATTGCAAGCAATCAGCGAGGTTGTCTGCGAAAAATGTATCGTTGGCGTATAAGGTTTCTTCGAGCGCTACACTATAATATTTTTTCATAATTTTTACCTCTTTCTTTTTGCGGTTTTTAGGCTTGCCGCTTGCCTTTGTCTTATCTTGATTATATTATAACACGTGTAAATACATTTGTCAAGCAAAATTATACACAATAAATATAAATATATTTGGTTATATTGTATATTGACAGTTATATAATACTATGATATAATATAATTGAGATAAGACAAAGGGGCGCAAACCCCACGATAAGAAAGAGGTAATAATATGTACAAGTATTTTTCAAGATTTGCAACAAAGTCAGAGGTTAAAGCAAGATATAGGGAGCTTTGCAAGCAATATCACCCAGACTTACACGATGCGGCAGACTTTGAGTATTATAATAATATAATGAGCGAGATAAACGCCGAATATGACATGGCGTATGCAAGAGCAAAGAGCGACAGCGCCGCAGACAACACTACAGACAGTACGAGCAACACCAACGCCCAAGCCCCCGAAGAGTTTAGAGAGATAATAAACAAGGTTATCGCTTTTGACGGTGTAGACATTGACATCGTGGGCGAGTGGGTGTGGCTCGTTGGCAATACATACGCTTACCGCACAGAGATTAAAGCGGCAGGCTTTAAGTGGGCAAGCAAAAAACAGGCGTGGTATTGGCACGCTGGAGAGTGGCACGGCAGACACAGCCGCAAGACCCTTGACGAGCTAAAAGATAAGTATGGTTGCCAAAGCGTTAAGGGAGCGGCAAGACCTCAGCTTGCGTAATATAAAAAGGGGGCAACTCCCCCTTTTATATAAATTAAAAATTAAAGGAGATTTTTAAAATGAAAGCATTATCAATCCAAAATCCATACGCAACAGACATACTCAACGGCGACAAGCCGATTGAGTATAGAACATGGCAGACTAGCTACAGAGGTGATTTGCTTATTGTAAGTAGCAAAAATCCCAAATACAAAGGTATGTTGAGTGGCTATGCTCTGTGCGTGGTAACGCTTGCGGGCATAAGGGAGTCGGAAGAGTTTGAAGGCTATTACGAATGGTTAATCGAGAATGTCCGACCGATAGAGCCGTTTCCCGTCAAGGGCAAGCTCAATCTGTACAATGTAGACGATAGCCTTATCATTTATAAGTAATATTACAAAGAGTATACCCCCTCTTGACTAGTTTCAAGGGGGGGTATTTTTGCGTATTTAAGCCAAAATTTACAAAATAAACGTTGATTTTTTTGATAAAATGTGTTATACTTTAAGTATAATCCAAGCCGAATTGTACACAAATTTAAGGCAAATAAAGGAGAGTTAATTATGGCAAAAAAGACTAAAATGCGAAAAGCAACGCCCGAGGAAACCCACAGGCTCACACACGGCATGGTTGATGCAAAGCCTGATAATCGTGGAACGTGGGGAACTAATAAGAGGGGCTATATACTGCCAAACGGAGATAAAGTATATATAGCAGTCAAGTGAGAGAGGTAAGCAGATGTCAAGCGCATTATATGACCCGATTAAAACACACGCTAAAATGACCGACAGCGTTATAGTCGGTTTTTCGGGCGGCAAGGACAGTATAGTGACACTTGACCTCTGCTGCCGCTATTTTAAGCACGTTGCCGCATATGAGCTATACACAACGCCAAATCTATCATGGCAAGAGCGGTGTTTTTGCGAATACGAGCGGCGGTACAATATCCACATTGAGCGGTTGCCAAATGTTTGCGTAGCGCATAATCTAAAGTATGGCATATATACCGTCCCTGATGCAAACGTGCCAATTATAACGCTTGATGATATATATGCCTATATGCGTAAGATAACAGGCTATTGGTGGATAGCAGGCGGCGAAAGGGCAAGCGACAGCATAGAGCGACACGCCCTAATTAACAAGATAGGCAGTGCAGACTATGACGCAGGACGATTTTATCCTATTTGTTACTGGAAAACCAAAGAGATATTAAACTACATCAAAGTCCGCAAACTCCCCTACTACAATATGCGCGAGGGGTGGGACGCAAGGTCGCTAATAGAAATTCAAGCGTGTTTCCCGCAAGATTGGGATAAGATACACAGGTTATATCCTTTTTTAAACGTGGAAATAATCGGGCAATTACGCAAGATATATCCAAACGGCAAAATCACGTTGGAATTTGACAGGAGAGGTAAAAATGCAGAAAAGTAAATATCAGAAATACCAAATTGAAACGATAAATAGAGCTGATATTAAGAATGCGCCGTATAATCCCCGAATAATTGACAAAGAAGCGCAAAAACGCTTGAAAAAGGGAATCAAGGAGCATGGACTTGTATCAGCCATTACATATAATAAACGCACGGGGCATATATGCGGCGGTCACCAGAGATTAGAGCTGTTAGACAGCTTGGAGCGGTCGCAAAATTACGCCCTTGACGTATGCGTAATCGATGTCGATGAAAAAGAAGAAGCCATAATAAACATACAGCTTAACAATCCCTCAATGCAAGGTGACTGGGATTTAAACAAGCTCGCAGAAATGAAAGATGAGTTTGACATTGACTTTGTAGAAGATATGGGCTTTACTCAGCTTGACATTGACACAATGTATGATGGCTTATTTTCGGAATATTACGAAGCGCCCGAAAGGTGTGAAACAAACGAAAAGTTAGACGCGGTAAAAGAAGCTCGCAAAGAAGCAAAAGAAAAATACAAGGAAAACGCCAAAATGGAATATTACGCAGTTATAATCTTCAAAGATGAAGATGAAAAGCGGGACTTCTTTTCGAAAATTAACGTACCACTAGCGGAACAATATGTTACCGCTGAAGAAGTGGAAAGGCTAAAAGATAAGTAGCAATTTGCAACTGTATACGACCGTATACGACCGTATACGACCAAATGCAAATTATGCGAAAAAGTCAAAAAAGAACAAGTAATAATAACAGAAAATACACAGTTGTCGAATAAATAAAAAATTTTAGCAAAGAAAGCGAGGATAATATGGCAAACGCAAGAGGAAACCCGCAGAATTTTCACAAATTAGGCACAGGCGATAAAGAAAAGGAGCTTGAAATACAGCGTAAAGGCGGCAAAGCGGGCGCGGCAAAAAGAATTGAAAAAGCCAAAATGCAAGAGGTAGCAATAGCTTTTTTAAATGTAAATTTGTCAAGCAAGACGCGAGAGCAGTTGCGTGACCTTTATGGTTTTGGAGATGAGTTGCTCACATACAGAGCTTTGATAATAAAAGAGCTTATTGACATGATACGCGGAGCGGAAAGACCCGCCGACAAATTGGCGGCAATAAAAATGTTGGTTGACCTTGCGGGGGAAACGCCTGAACAAATTGTAAAAGACAAAGCCATTGAAAAGTTTGAAAAAGCGGTGCTGGAAGATGACCCATTTACAGCAAGCCTTAGAGTGCTGTTTGCTAACAATATAAAGGACGATACCGAATGACGGGCTTTTCCGAAAAACAAATGGAAATATTTAAATTTCCGTTTGAGCCGCAATATAACAGCCTTATATGTGATGGAGCGGTAAGAAGCGGCAAAACTATGTGTATGAGCTTTGCATTTTTGGCATGGGGCATGGCTAATTTTAACGGCATGAACTTTGGGATATGCGGAAAGACCGTACAGAGTGCAGAGCGTAACGTGTTACGCCCATTGATGGCGCTTACGTACATCAAAGAAACATACGCAATTAAATATAACTCCAGCAAACATTACTTGACTGTTAGCCGTGGGAATATTACCAATTACTTTTACATATTTGGTGGCAAAGATGAGAGCAGTTACGAGCTTGTACAAGGTATAACGTTAGCGGGTGTATTGCTTGATGAGGTTGCGCTCATGCCGCAAAGCTTTGTAAATCAAGCGTTGGCACGTTGCAGTGTTGAGGGCGCGAAAAAGTGGTTTAACTGCAATCCCGAAAATCCTAATCACTGGTTTTACAGCGAATGGATAAAATTAGCGGACGAAAAGAAAGCAAAGCACTTACATTTTTTGATGGCTGACAACCCCTCATTATCAGAAGAAAAGCTTGCAGAATATGAAAGTATGTACAC